CGTTGTTTGACTGCTCAATCGTGACAAAGTTTTCAACTGCGGCTGCTTCTCTTTCGGGAGTGCAACTAAGTTGAACCTTCTTGTGGAGAAGGCAGACCTGACGAATGCTGTCAACGATGACAGCAGCTTCGAGGGGAACTTCTTCATGAAATCTTCCTGTCTCACGGTCAAAGAGTAGACCGAGCATACCTTGCAAGAAAGCAGGGATTGCTCCGTACTTCCGAAAGCCTTGGAAGTATGCTGGGTCTATGAACCCCGCGTCCAGACTTCTTTCAAAGTCTTTACAAAACGCGGGTAGGGTAATCGTCAGAAACGAAATACCCTCCCTCTTGACCCGTGATCTCATGGTTTGGAGATCACGTAAATCAGAGTTCAGCGCAGAACACTTCGCACAGGCGTCTAGATAGACGGCCTGCGCGAGCTCTAGGTCACTTACGTTGCTTTTCATGGTGCCTCCTACCGGGGGTCGCCATCAAGCCACGCATGCTAACCACGAACCTTTGCAGGCCCTCAATCCACTACAAGACGCAAGGATGGGACGGAACTCGCAAACAGGCGCTCGAAAGCGCAAGTTGCATCCTCACACGAGGATCACGACTCTTTGCCGTAAAGTTTATCCGTCATACCACCAGACGTCGTCGTCAGCCACGTTTTAAAGGCGGCGACCAGGTCTTCTACTTCGGTCATCGAAAACCCGTAATTGGGACGATCGATGACTATGTAGACTCCGAGCGTGTCGTAATCGCTGGTACTATCCAGCGGATTCGTCACGATCTTGCGCTTAGTCACCCGAGCCATAGATCGGACTCGGTCCAACGTGGACTGATGCGAGAACAACAACTGTACCGACTCGTCAGAGTTCTGGTACTGTGCCGAAGACGCACCGGTTGTCACTCGGGGAAGTGAGTAAGCGGTACCTGTAATGGTTAGTGATTGAGGATCGGTTAGCATTTGTGGTTGACCTCCAATTAAATCGGACCCGACCTAGCAGGTCGGGAGAGCGATTGTTGGAAAATACCCTGCCACCCAGCTCTTTTCCAAAGGAGCCAGGGGTGCTACGACAGAGCTCGACTCCTTGCATCTACAATCGGCTTATACCGAGTGCTGCAAGGATTGCATACTGCATCCCAGACAAACCGCTGGGAGGCATGGTAAAACCAAACTCATACGCACCCGGCACGCG